CAGTTAGGGGTTGGATTGAACCTACGTCGGGTAGTTCAGCCATCTTACATCATCTGCGATAGTTGAGACTGTATAGGATCTTGGCCTTGCATCTGTTCAGCGATCATCATCATTACTTGCTGAATATCTTCTTCGTCTAGTCCCATCTGCATAAGCGCTTGAATAACTTGTTCTTCACTAGCGCCAGATTGGATCATTTCCATCACCATAGTCATAATTTGTCCTATAGCTTGAGCCTCTGGAGCTACGCTCTGTATATCTGATAAGGCTTCGTCAATCTCACTTTCAACAGCGCCACCTTCGGCGAACTTGTCTGTTTTAGCTGCTATATTTTCAACACCTTCTCTGCCTTTGGGTCCAGAGTCATACATAGCCTTCAAACCTTTTGGAAGTGCATCGACATCAACTTCGTCGCCTTTGGCAAAGCCGAGTTGCTCTTGTTGCATCAGGTTTCTCATTTGTATATCCTCCTCGCGCATTTCGTCTAAGGATCTTGGGATATCAATACTGACTCTGTCTCTATCCATATTGGATATAGCTCTACCTTGACCAACCATCATCATTCTTTCTAGTCTGTCTGATCCACCCATTTCAGATTGATAGCCTTGAACAACTCTGCCAACAAATTCTCCTATTGGCTGTCCTAGTTCTCTGCCAACTTCAACGGCTTCGTCCAAAAGATCACCGTAAACTTTACCCAACTTAGCTGCATTTCTACCTAAAATCTCTGGATCAAATCCACCTTGTCTGCCTATTTCAAAAAGTCCTAGTCCAGCTGCTGCTATTAATCCTGGTTTACCAAGACTAGCTAAACCACGCATCCTAGATAAAGTTTGAGTTGGTAATAAACCAGTTTTAGGAGTCGCCATAGTGCCTACTGGGGGCCTGCCGCTACCTGTTAATACTTTGTCTGCAACGCCCGTCGTACGACCAGGTATATTACGTTGAACATTCGGACCTGTTGTACCAGGTCTTCTACCAGAAGATACTTCATCTCCTTTTGCGTACATTTGGTTAGCCATATTCATTCTGTTCATACCCTTTCCTTTTTTTATATTTTATAAAGTTGTTGCAGGCAGTCAAAATGTTAAATTTTTGGAGAAAGCGTGAACAAAGCTATCTACCTGCAACTCCTTTTCAAAAATTATATAGGCAAAAGATAGTTTTTAACAAGAAAAAAAATAGGGTGGTTGAGATATGTTTGATTAAGTATTCATATTATTGTCTATAGTCTACTGTCTATATAGCCTATAAACTTAGGGGTACGAAGTTCTGCTTATTGCGTCGCAGACCCGATTTTCCGACTTCAATAGAGTCCCATATCCCAATATATATCCCAATTTACAGCTGTATATCTGTATATTTACCTGTATATATCCCGATTTAGGTCTATTTCTGCCTGTTTTTGCATATATTTGGGTGTTTTTATCTGTATTTGCACTCCCCTCCCCTGATATGTGTATACCCCTTTCTCTATTTCACCCCCCCGCCCCACCAAGATGTATGCCTCTCTCTATTTTTAGGCAAAAAAAAGGGCAAGTCCTCCAAGCTTGCCCTTCACTCTTACGGAGTTCTTACTTTATAAATCTTTGGCTTGGCTCTTGTCCGTAAAAGAATTGAAGTTTGCCGTTGTCATCAAAGACGTGGATTGGTCCAAATGGATTAATACAATTCTCTTCGGGGTCTTGTAATCCTGTAGCCACCATCACGTGGTTGTATAAATCCATATACTCATTCATCAACTCCTCGCCCGATCCCTTGATTCCGAAATACTTTTTAACGTCTGTAACTTTCCAACCTCGGGTAGCTTTCATTTGGTGTTTAGTCCACATGCGTAGCTGACCTTTGCAGATCGTAAAATTATAAATGGCTATTGGTACATCTCTGCCGTTGAGGTTAATAGTTCTATCTTCATTTAGAAGGTCAACCACCCAAGGGGTATTCTCATTTACTTTAATAGTCATACTTCTACCTCATCTGATTTTAAGATCCTGATAGCTTTATCGTTAGTAAGAGTGAGGTCAATAGACTCTATATCAGAAGTCCAACATTCCAATTCATTAGATGCTTTGTCATTCCAATCAATTGAATATACTTTTGGATTACCAATCCATTCCTCAGAATAGGTAGCATTTAATTTAGCCTCGTTGATATTATCGCCCTCAACAATAACCTCAGTCTCTATAGGAAGCATACCTCTTAGCGTTACTCTGTACTGGCTCATTTGCTCACCTCCCATTCTCTTATTGCCCCAAAGTAATTACCTTTGGGGTCATTAGCTGGATAAGAAGATTCCACGTAATCTATTGCCTCCTGTTTAGTCGCAAAGCGTGAAAAGGTCAACTCTTCGCTATACCAATCTATTGGCGTACCGTCGTCATCCCATACAAGACATTCGCCATAGTAAACAGGGAAATAACCACCCACAGATTCGTTGATGACTATTTCATTTAAGCAGTCTTTATACTCACCTAGTTTTCCGTTTTTATATTCTACTTTCATATTTTTCTCCGTAATTATAGGGTCGCACCTTGCTCCCCCTTGATACGTATTATAGATCAGGTCTTATACAAATGGTAGATTTTATTTGATTACTTCTTGTAATAAATAGACTCTCGTAGATCGCCCAGGTGGAAGTCTGATCTTGGTCTAACTGTCTATTGTCTATAGGTCTATATCTATAGCCTACAATCTAGCGTCTACTGTCTAAGGTCTAACCCGACAACCCGACACCCGACAATCTAAAGTCTATATATTAACCCGACACCCGACACCCGACGCTGTCGCAATCAATAACGACACCCGACACCCGACACCCGCCCCGCCTTTTTCTATCGGTTTCTATTTGCTACAGATATAAAAAGAAAAGAGACAGAGAAAATGCTATTTTTACCCGTGCATCTACCTATTAAAAGAAAAGCTTTTAAATGATTGGCTACTTATCCGCTATATTAAAAGTATACATTTAGTAAATAATAATATAGAATAAACCTATTGTTTAACTAATACGGAGAATAAAACAATGAGTGATTTTTATACAGAAGATTTATCCGAATTCGGATATATAGAACTTGAAGAAGCGGGTAAACTTTTATCGGCAGTTAAAAACGGATTACCCGAAGATTTTTATAATGATGAGATCAGAGTTGGTTTTAATAAAAATTCTGGTTACGTCTTTTTAACTAATTCTGAATATCAAGTAGCTATGCTTGATGATGAAGGGAAACTATATTCTTTTTATTCCACACCCTACGAAGGTAGAGAGGGAAGCTATGAAGAACTACTAGAAGAATTTGAAGATATGCACCCCGAAGATCAAGAGTATATGAACGATCTAAAACAATTTCACGAGGTCGCCTAATGATACAAGCCAAAATTTTAATAGCTGACGGAGATATAATCTCCGTCGCTAACACCAAGCAAGAAGCAGAATCAGATCTACTTTACCAATTGATAGAATATTTTGATCTATCAATCCATATTAATCCCGACTATAACCCGACTAATAACCCGACTAAGGAGAAAAACTAATGGAACTATTAGAAATAAAAGAAAAAGTATTTTGCATTGGAACTGTAATGCAAGAGTGCAAATATTGGCACGATACCGAGCAAGAAGAAAACTATCTCAACGAACATGAGGTTGATAATATCGCAAGCTTTTTCTATATTCATAGACCATACATCTCAGAAATAATTGAGGAAGTCTTTTGCTATATGAACAACGAGAGCAAATATGGATATGATCTATCCTATATTGTAAATGGTGATTCTAATGGTTGGGATATAGCAACAGAGGTTTATTCAACATTTATTAATAACCCCATAAGTGCGGTTAGCGAGCCAAAATATGTTGGTGGTTGGGGTAATAACCATTATGAATTTGAACCATTCTCTTATATCTCACCTGATGCTCTTTTAGACTATCTCAAGAATAACGATAGTCATGGTTTAGATATAGACGAAGTTTCAAAAGTATTTGCTATAGGCGAATACGAATACCTAAGAGAACCCGAAGAATTAGAGGAGCAAAACTAATGAAAACAATTAAATCAAGATTTGCATTTAACCAAAATGATTATGAAAAGGGTACTCGCCTATTACAAGAATATGAGTACAAAGGTTACTTCATAAGAGAGTTTGAACAAAAACCTTGCGACAAATGGAAAAAAGCAATGCAAGAAGAAAATGGATATGAACTAATGACAGGTGAAGAAATAGGAGAGGGGGGTTATGAAATCCTTAATTTGTCAGGAGAAGTTATTGATTTTGATTGGTATGGTATGGGAAATGGTTGCACTTGCAACGCTGAAAATGAAATTGATTCTCTGGTGCAAGAAGGCATAGCAAAAAAATTAGGAATAGAGACGTGTGGCAAAAGTTTTAACGAAATAGATAAAGAAATTAAAAGGAGAAAAACTAATGGCTAAATTTAAATGTACTGTAGTAGAAACCTACACCAAAACTATAGAGATACCCGACAATATAGATATAGCTAATATTGATCTAAGTGAGGTATATGATTTTTCTATGCCCGAAGATACCGAAGAAACTGTTGAACCAATAAGAAATGATAGTGTCGTTGACTTGGTTTATAAAGACGGAGAATTTGAGGAGTCCGACAATGAGCGATAAAATGATAGTTACCTTTTACAGAAAAGAACTTACTTGGTTTGGCTACAAAGTAGAAGTTGATGCTAAAACTAATGAAGAGGCTATGGAAAAAATAAAAGATTATGATTACGAAGAAATAGAAACTGTAGACGAAGAGTGTGACGGAACAGAGGGATATGGAGTCTTTTACTTTCCCGACGGAACAGAAATAGACGAAAGAGAATAAAACTATGAACGATAAGATCAACCCACCTTATTACCGCAAAGGAATAGAAACGACTGATTATATTGTTTCTCATTCTATGAACTACTTAGAAGGCAATATCATCAAGTACGTAACCCGATACAAGGACAAAGGCGGTATTGAAGATTTAAAGAAAGCTGAGTGGTATTTATCCCGACTCAAGAAAGCCTATTTAGACGATATTAAAGAGCAAATACAACAGGAGAATAACAATGTATAGATATTATGTTGAGTTTATAAATGACGGATTTGGTAATGGAGAGAATGTTTGCATTTATGTAAACGCTTACAGTCCAGAGCAAGTGAAAGAAATGTTTAATGAATATGAATTGATTGCTTGCGATCAAACAGACTAATGATATACAACAGGAGGTATCAGATGATAACGATTAAATTTACACAAGAAGAAATAGATCAATTATATGAAGCACTTGAAAATATACCAAAGGAAATATATTCAGAATGTGATACGCCAGATGATTTAGATAAAGAGTTGTTGTCTGGTATAGAGAAATTAAAAAATAAAGCTAATTATTTTCAAGAGTGGGAGATCAACAATGAATCTTAAAGAACTAGATAACACCTGGCGAGAGACTTGCCCCGAAGAAGCTAATGGATTGGTTAGTAAACGTAAGAAAAAGTTTTTAGACAATATACTCAAGCGATCTGAGAATAGAAAAAGATTCATACAAAGAAGAAAAGAACAGGAGAAAAGCTAATGGCTAAAACGTGGAAGGTACTTAGAGAAGAAAAGACAATGAAAGAATGTACTGTATTTGATTG